AAAATGAATTATCTCTTTCAATTAAGGCATATATGATTCCTGAATTTACTGATAATATTTTTGGAAAAACAGCGGAGATGACCAAAGTTATGTCTCCAGCTAAAGTTACATTTGGTTTTGAGGGCAATGCAACAGATCATCAAGTAAAAAAATAAACGTAATTTAAAGCTAACTAATATATATTTATATATGGGTTTTTAATAATAAAATAACAATGGAGGTTTCAAATGCCTAAAGGAAAAACAGACGAAATCAAATTTACTGAAGAAGAGCTTGAAAAAATTAAAGAGTTTCAGCAGAAATATCTCGACATTCAAATGGGTTTTGGTCAAGCTGACATCACAGGAATGAGATTGGATGTACAGATTGATAATTTGGATGCTTTTAAAGAAGATCTTAGATCACAATTCAGTGCTGTTCAAGAAGATGAGCGAGAATTCATTCAGGAAATTAATGAAAGATATGGTGACGGTGTATTAGATCCCGCTTCTGGTGTTTTTACACCAAATAAAGAAGTTCAAACTTCATAAAAATTAACTTTAGAAAAAAGTTTGTATATTTATATATGAATGGGAGTATTGTAATGTATACATACTCATAAAAATTAAAGTTAATAATTATGGAGAAATAAAATGCCATCAAGTGAAAAAATAATATCCCCAGGGGTATTTACAAACGAGATAGATAAATCACATCTACCTGCAGCTATTGGTGATATTGGTGCCGCATTAATTGGACCAACTGTCAAAGGTCCGGCGGGAATTCCAATGGTTGTAAATTCATATTCTGAATTTCAAATGAAATTTGGTGATACATTTAAAAGTGGTAGTTCATATTATCAATATTTAACTTCTTATACTGCTAAAGAATATTTAAAACATGGATCAAAATTAACTGTTGTTAGGATTCTTGATGGTAGTTATGGCCCAGCAAGTTCGTATGTCCCAAGGGGACAATATGATGGAACATATTCTACAGGATCTAACTCCGATACTGGCTATTCAGCTTCTATGGCATCATTTACATTATATACATTAGCTGATGGTGCTATCATGAATAGCACAGCAGGTTCAGGTGGATATGAGGGTGGTGGCCTTGGAACAAACAATGTTTTAACTAATTCTGGATCAAAAGATAATTTAAGATGGGAAATTTCAAGTCAGAATCCAAAAAAAGGAACATTTACTCTTTTAATTAGACGCGGCAGCGATAATATTAAAAGAAAACAAACATTGGAATCGTGGAATAATTTATCATTAGATCCTAATACTAGTAATTATATTTCAAAAGTAATTGGTGATCAAGTATGGTCTCTTCGAGGCTCCGGTACAACAGATCCATATTTACAATTAAGTGGTTCATATCCAAATAAATCTAAATTTGTTAGAGTCGAAGTTAATGCTAATACAGTTGATTATCTAGATGAAAATGGTAATATTAGCGATGATAACGGTACAGGATCGTTGCCAGGATTAAATAGTGGTTCGTTTACTGGTGGATCAGTTGGATTTGCTGGGTTCGATGCATTAGGAAACGTTCACGGGACTAATACAAACCCATATCTTTTTTATGATTTCATTGACGGTTCAAGTGATGCGAGTAATTCACAGGGGTTTGATTTAACGACCGCAGGTCAAGGAAAAACAGCTTATGAAGATGCGATTAACCTTTTAGGTAATCAAGATGAATATGATATTAATTTAGTCTTAATGCCTGGTGTAATTGCAGCTCAAACCGGAGGTTCTGCATTAATATCAAAAGCAATTGACATGTGTGAAGCGCGCGGTGATTGCTTCGTCATTGCAGATCCAGTTGTATATACTTCTGCTTTAACGACCGCAGCTACTCAAGCTGAAACAAGAGATTCAAGTTATGGTGCAATGTATTATCCGTGGGTACAGATATCTGACGCCGATCTTGGTAAAAATGTATGGGTGCCACCCTCAACTATTATGGGTGGTGTATATGCATTTAATGATAAAGTAGCGCATCCGTGGTTTGCTCCTGCAGGATTAAACCGAGGTGGAGTTGATTCAGCAGTTCAAGTTGAGAGAAAATTAACACATTCAAATCGAGACACTCTTTATGAATCAAATGTGAATCCAATTGCAACATTTCCGGGGCAGGGTATTACAGTTTACGGTCAAAAGACTTTACAGAAAAAGGCTTCTGCTTTAGATAGAATTAATGTGAGAAGGCTATTAATTAGAGTTAAGAAGTTTGTTGCTTCTACATCAAAGTTCTTGGTATTTGAACAAAATAGTAAGGCAACTCGATCTCGATTTTTAAATATTGTTAATCCATATTTAGAACAAGTTCAAGCTAATTCGGGGCTGACCGCTTTCAGAGTCGTGATGGATGATTCAAATAATCCACCTGATGTAGTAGACAGGAATATATTATATGGTCAATTATTCTTACAACCAACTAGAACTGCCGAATTTATTATTCTCGACTTTACAGTTCAACCAACGGGAGCAACATTCGAGGTGTAACAAGAAGTAAAGTATACGTATTAAATAAAAAGAGTCATTTTATGGCTCTTTTTTTATTAAAAATTTATTATGTAATATTGAGTTTGTAAAAAATTATACGGTAAAGATATACTAATTTTTTTAGTTTTTACATATTTATATACGATATATGAAATGTGATAAACTTAGATTTAAAAAATTGGAGACTGTAAATGGCTGATCTGCTAGAACCCCAAGATATTATGTTTACCCCCTTCGAGCCAAAGCTCAAGAATAGATTTATTATGAATATACAGGGCATTCCAGCCTATACAATTAAGGGAATAAATAGGCCCAATATTTCATTTGAAGAAGTAGAGCTTCATCATATGAATGTTAAACGCTATGTTAAAGGAAAAGCAACTTGGGAACCAATAGAACTAACTTTATATGATCCCATTGTTCCTTCAGCCGCTCAAGCTGTTATGGAGTGGGTGCGATTATCTCACGAATCAGTAACTGGTCGCGACGGATATTCAGATTTTTATAAAAAAGATGTTTCTTTTAACGTTTTGGGACCGGCCGGCGATGTTGTTGAGGAGTGGAGTGGTAAAGGCTGCTGGATTACGGCTGCAAATTTTGGAGATATGTCGTTTGATGCTTCTGAGGCGGTTGAGATATCGGTTACTATGAGAGCAGATTTTTGGATACTGGTCTTTTAATATAGGTATTAGAAGGTTTTATAAAGGTTATAACACTTAAGAGGTTTCTATGTCAGCAGAACAACTAACAACTTTTAATGAAATAATTGAAAAGATTTTAGATCACGAAGGCGGTTATGTTAATGATCCTACCGATCGAGGTGGGGAAACTAAATATGGCATTAGTAAAAGAGCGTATCCGAACGTTGACATAAAAAGTTTAACGTTAGATCAAGCTAAAAAAATATATCATCAAGATTATTGGCGGGTAGGAAAGTGTGATGAAGTACCCCCTAGATTAAGATATATTTACTTTGATTGTTGTGTAAATTTTGGTATTTCTGGAGCTATTAAAGTATTACAGAGAACAGCAAATAGTAAAGGAGCAGATTTAAAGGTGGATGGTAAAATAGGGTCTAAGACAATAAAGAGTATTCAAAATTTAGAAGTTGATCGGGTTAGAGCATATAGAGTTTTAAGATTTGCAAAACTTGTAATAAAGAGACCTGAACAAGAGCGTTTTTGGTTGGGCTGGTTTAGACGATCAGTAAAAGTATAGGAGATAAAAAGATGGCTGAAGCACAAGAACAGAAATTTCCAAGTGAAGTTATAGATTTACCCAGTAAAGGATTAGTTTATTCTAAAGATAGTCCATTGCATTCTGGTAAACTTGAAATAAAATATATGACTGCAAAAGAAGAAGATATTCTTACTTCACAAAATTTAATTAAAAGGGGAATTGTTATAGATAAACTTTTAGATTCTTTAATTGTTACTCCAGGAGTTAAAGCTGATGATTTAATTATTGGTGATAAAAATGCTATTATGGTTGCTATTAGAATTTTAGCATACGGACCAGAGTATACTGTTGAAATAACCAACCCCTTAACTGATGAAAGAACAAATTGCGCATTTAATTTAGCAGACTGCCCGTTCAAGCAGCTTCCTGAAGATGTTAATTATTCTAGCAATGAATTTAATTTTGAATTACCGGCATCTAAAATTCCTATAACTTTTAAGCTTTTAACTGGAGTTGATGAAGCTAAAATAGATTCAGAATTAAAAGCTATTAAAAAAACAGGATCATCTGCTGAGATTACAACTAGACTTAGATACCTTATAACATCAGTAAACGGTGATTCAGACAGAACAGTTATTAATACATTTATTAATAATATGTTATCACGCGATTCATTGTCATTGAGAGAAGAAATTATTCGAATATCTCCAGATATTGAATTAACTCAAGAAGTTGATCTAGGAGGTGATCTGGTTGAGGTGAGCATGCCTCTAACCGCCC